TCCTACGAGAGTATCAATCTCCTTGTAAAAAGTATGTTAACTGTGAGTGCTCCTGCTCTTGTGGTGGGAGCACTACTAAAACCAGAAGGCATGATATAGTTTCTGGTAAAATACAATCTTGTGGATGTCTTCGTATAGAAAGATTGAGAGAGGTTTCTCCCAATAATCCCAGAAATAGAAAAGAACCTGGAACTCTCAAACGAGATGACAGAAGATATAAGATGTATCATAATGCTCAACACAGAGCAAAGAAAAAAGGTATACCCTTTACAATCTCTATGGATGATATTGTAATACCAGAAGTTTGTCCTTTACTTGGAATACCATTAGTATCTACAAGTGATAAGACAGACCCAAGAAATCCAAGTTTAGATCAAAAAGTTCCTGGAAAAGGATATACTCCTGATAATATCTGGGTAATAAGTTATAGGGCTAATGCTCTAAAATGGGATGCCACCCTACAAGAACTCAAAACACTAGTAGAAAATCTAGAGAACCTTTAATAAGGATTGGTCTTATTAAAGGAAACCCACTAAACCTTTAATAAGGATTTCTCTTATTAAAGGAAACCCACTAAACCTTTAATAAGACCACTTCCCAAACCGTCACAGCACTCCTTGACTGGGGTGGTTTTTTATTATATACTATAATACCACTTCAGATAAATAGAGATAAATAGTTAAAGAATTGTCTGATACGACTAGTAGAATGAAGAATTTTAAACAATTCATGTCAGAGTCAGTCAATATCTCTGGAGACTTTAATGGAAATCTATACATGAACCCCCAAGATCAACAACCTCAAGAGGAAGTTGGTGAGAGTTATGTTGCTGATATAACTTGGCAAAATAATATATACAGACTTGAGATGGTAACAAAGACTGGGTTACCATCAAAGCATGAATTGGCTGAAAAACTTCAGAGTGAATATCCTGGTGCAATGGTTCATAATGTTTATCCGGGTGAGGCAAATACTTCAAGAATTAAAAATTTTCAAAGGTATCAACCCGAAAGATTATCGTGGAGTGACTAATGGCACAGTGGAATAAGACTACTCAAGACTTCTTGAATCAAGAGAGAAGTCTCTTTGAGGTTTATAATATCGCAGATCATTGGGGAAACCAGACTGACTGGAGACCCAATTTTTCTAATAGTAATAGGTTAAAAGTTGCTCCTTATCAATCAGTCTTCTTCAATACCTTTCAGTACGGCAAAGAAACTGATGTATGGGATGAAAGATTAGTCGGAGTCGGTGCAACTGCTACCTTTAATGCATCATCCAGTAATGTAGTAATGGAAGTTGGTTCCGCTGCTGGTAGTAGTGTGGTTCGTCAGACCAAGAATGTGATGAGATACATTCCTGGTAGAAGTGCTAGTCTTACATTTGCAATTCGTCTTGATACTCCACAGGTCGGTATTCGTAGAAGGTTTGGATTGTTTGACGATAATAATGGAGCTTATTTTGAGGATGATGGTGGGACATATTCTTATGTAATTCGTAGTAATACAACAGGTATTGTTAGTGAAAGAAGAGTAACCAGAGATGACTGGAATGGTGAGAAGTTTGATGGTAATGGATATACTGGTGTCACTGCTGATGCAACAAAACAGCAGATGATTTCCATCAACTATGAGTGGTATGGTGCTGGTATTGTTGAGTTTGCCTGGTTGATGCAGAACGAGACTATTCCGTCTCATACATTTGATAACTCAAATACTTTGGATACTGTTTGGTGTTCTACTCCATTCCTACCAATTCGTGTTGAGATTGATAATGTAACTGGTGTTGCTGGAACTCATTACATCTATCAGGGTTCTAATTCTCTAATCCAAGAAGGTGAACCAGAGAAACTTGGTATTCTTGAAAGTATTTCTAATCCGATTACTGGCACTACACTGACAGATGCAAATACATTTTATCCAGTCGTAAGTCTCAGATTAAAATCTGATTCATTGTCTGCTGTTGCTCTGATTAGATCTCTACAAACAGCAACAAATGATAATACTAATGTTTATTGGAGATTAATTGAGAACCCAACATTAACTGGTGCAAGTTGGACAGATCATCCAGATGAAAACTCCTTTGTACAATATGACACAAGTGCTACTGCTACAACTGGTGGAAATATTGTCTTGAGTGGATTTACAATTTCTGGTGGTTCTTCTCTTGTGGAAGTTGATGATAAGGCAGCACTACAAATTGGTAGAAGTGGTATTGGAACAATCAGTGATATATACACTCTTGCTTGTGCTTCTCCAAACACAAACAAAGCAGCACTTGCAGTATTGAACTGGATTGAACAAAGGTAATTAATTATGAATAACTTTGAACTTCTGCTATACTTTGTATGCTTCGCTGCCATTGGTGGTGCTGCCTTTGCTATGATGTGGAGTAATATCAAATCTATCAATGATGATATGAGAAAACCTCCTAAACCAAAACATCCAGAAGCACCACAAGCAGGTGAAGAGTTGATGTATGTAGATTTGTCTAGAGAAAAACTAGAAGACCTTTACAAGGACTAAACCACCTCCTAAACCGATACAGCACTCTCTTGACGGGGGTGCTTTTTTATTGTATGATACTCACATCCACATCATACTCATGACTTACGAAGCAGAAGTACAATTTAAGTTTGATGCAACTTACACTCCCACATACAGTGGGTTTGGTTCTACTATTGATGATGATTTTATCCCTGAAGAACATTACCTGATCACAGCACCTGCTGGTGATCTCAATGCCAATCAATACTTCAAATTATTTGAGAAGTTTATGCTCTGTGTGGGCATGTCTCCCAAGAGCATTTATACTGGTGCTATGTCATTAGTCTTCAATGACTGGATAAGTGAAGAAGAGCAGCGTAAGATCTGTGAAGAGTATGATCTAACTATGAATGAAGACCTCGACAAGAAGTTTGAAGAGTGGAAGATTCGTGATGAACAATGTGCAAAGATGCGATCTAACTACAAAAAGAACTTTGGTAGTGAACCCAAGATCAAAGGAGATATTAATGATTAATCTCACTCACAAACAACTCAATATCATTCTTGATGCCGTTGAAGATTATTCTATATTAATTGATGAGGATACTGCTGATGATTGTAATGAGATTATAGATATTATTGAAGCATATTTGATTCAAAATGAATGATGAACTGGTATGAGTATTGGATAGGTCATTGTTGGATGACTGGATGGAAAAATATTAGACATGCCTTCAACATCTGGGCAGATCTTATGACATCAAACTATGATGGATATAATGTGCTTGATTATGATGACCCATACACAGAATGTAGAGAATGGTTTTGGCAAACTCTTGGTGAGGACGATGTTTATCCTAAAGAATTTCTTGAGCATCTAATGCAAATGGTAGAGGATATTGAAACTGGTAAGGTAAAAACTTATTCAACAGATGAGGTGTTTGATAGTGTGAAAGGTATTATGGATGAAGTTAAATTTAATGAAGACAAATAGAGGATGTTGCGGAGCAGGATGCTATGACTGTCCATTCAGACCACCACCGAAACGGTGAAGATACTATTCCTCCATGGCTTTGGTTGACTAGTATAGGATTATTACTATTCACAGTTTTATGTTTTTTCATTATGCTTGTAGGAATGCTTTAAATATGATATACTATTACTGTTACAAATTCTCTTTTTATGGAAGAAGTTAAAGTTGTAGATAAATTTCTTAGTGTAGGAAAATTGGAAGAGATATGTAAGTATACATCTAATATAGAATGGATACTTCAAAGAAGTGATAATAGTTCTAATATTTCGTTTCTTATGCACAATGTTATTGATGAATATTATACAAAGAAACTATTTAAAAAAGTAAAAAAGCAATTAGATATCGATGTCAAGTTGAAAAGAGTTTATTTCAATGGACAGAATTGTGGTAGAGAGGGAAAAATACATAAAGATGGATGTGATTTAACTGCATTAATTTATATTAGTGAATATAAGATAGGTTGGGGTGGATTTACTCAAGTTTCTCACCCAGATGGTAGACAAGACATCATTGAACCTGTGCAGGGTAGATTGGTTTTGTTTGATGGAAATCATTCGCACAAAGGATTCTCTTATGCTTACCAAGAGTGTCCTATGAGAATTAATCTTGCATATAAAATGAATTTTAACTAAAATTTGTGGATTTCCAGATTATTCATTCAAATTGCCTCTTTACAAGCAGGACGAATGATGATATACTACGAGGGTTAAACACCCTCTTTTTTATGGAAGTAATTACAGAAGGCAAGGTCAAAACGGTGTATACTGGTGACGATGCTGATCGTGTCATCATTGAGTATCATGACAAAGTGACTGCTGGCAATGGGGAGAAGGAAGATCATCCTTTAGGAAAAGGATCTCTCTGCTGCAGTATCTCATCTATTATCTTTGAGAAACTTGCCAAAGAACTTATACCGACTCATTACATCATTATGGTTGGTGCTAACAAGATGATCTGTAAGAAAGTAGATATCGTTCCACTAGAAGTTATTTGCAGGAATCGTGCTGCTGGATCTATTGTTCGTGAGACAACTCTGACAGAAGGATCGCCACTACCACAACCGATTGTTGAGTTCTTTCTAAAGGATGATAGTAAGCATGACCCTCTACTTACACCAGACCGT